GGCCTGCTCCAGCCCCTGGACCTTGGCGTCCTGGTTGAACGTAGCTGGCGAGAAGACCGTGTCGCTCGACGCCCTGAGTTGGTCGAGGATTTCCTTGGCCTTCGACAGCTCAGCCTCGAACTTCGCCACCTCGGCAGTGGCAGCGGAGAACGCCTCGTTCGCCTTGGTCGCGGCCGGTATGCCGGTCGAGGCGGCGGCGTCTAGTGGCGGGGCGGTACCACCTAGACTCTCAGGCCTGCGTGGCGGCACGAACGGCGCCTGCTGGCCGGGCAGCTGCTTTGGCGGAGACGTGTCCCGAGTCTGGAAGCCGAACGTCGGGAGGTCGACCGTGCCGCGCTCGTCGCCAAACAGGAAGTCCTTGACCATGGAGCCTCGCGACTGCTGGTAGTCGGTCTTGTAGTTGTCGAGGGCCGAGCCTATCGTGCCCATCTTCTTGTTACGGTCAAAGGCGCCCAGGCCCTTGTACTTACCGAGGATCTTGTCACTCTCAGCGTTCTTTCTACGCTCGAGGACCTTGTTCCACGACTCGAGCGTGTCCTTGCCGCCGATCTGACTGACGTTGTTGTCGAGCACGGCACCTGCCGCAGTACCCGCGACCAGAGGCACGGCAGTGGCACCTGACGCGGCTCCGACCAGGCCGGTGCCGGCCATGCGGGCAGCTCCACCGACGACACCAGTCGAGTTCTTCGCGACCTCCTGGAGGCCCTTGCCTGCGAGCCAGGCCGCGATGGTGCCGACCACGCCCGTAACGACCGGCGTCACGAGCTTGCTCTCGTTGGGGTTCTCGGCCATCGTCTTGGCGAGGTTGCCGAGGACCTCGGACAGCTTGTCGGCCGCCTTGGTGTAGGTGTCCATGTACGGGCGTAGCGCCTCGGCCGCCACGTTAGTCGCCTGAGACGCGACACCTTTGTTTGCGACGTAGGGATCCTTAGTGTTGAGCTTGTCTGCTGCGTCATCACCAGGGGACGCGTTGTACTGTTGACGCTTGCGTGCGTACTGTCCGCGCTGGTTGATCAGCTTGCCAAAGATGTCGGCCACGACTCGGTTAGAGTACAGGGACGACAGAGCGGCGTTGACCTGCTTCTCGACCTCGTTCGGGTCTCCCTTCTCGAAGTCGATTGGAGCGATGTTCTTATGCCCGACGACCTTGTTGCGTTTCATGATCGGGACGCTCGCACCCTTGGCCAGAGCGGGCATCAGCTTCTCACGAGCGTACGTGTCAAGGTTGCCCATGAACATGTCACGGTCTTCCTTGGTCATGTCGCCGCCCTTGCCCTGGCGGAGGCCAAACGCGGCCTGTGCTCCGAGCGACTCCTTGGTCGCGCGGCCACCGACGACCTGGCTGAGGCCCGAGGCTAGCGCCGTACCCGTCTGGGGAGCGCCGAGGTCCTGCATGAGGGACGGCACAGCGTACATCAAGAAGTCGTCGTCGAGTGAGCCACCCGCACTTCGCGACTGACGCGCGACCTGCAGGAGCTTGCCCATGTCCATCTCGGCGCCTTCCACGCCCTGGGCCTTGGTGTACGCGTTGGCGAGCTTCTTGACGGTCGCGGGGTCGACGTTCTTACCTAACACGTCGAGAGCTGAGTAGAACTGCCTGACGTTCTCGATCGCCTTCTCAGGGCCCTTCATCGACTGTAGCACGACAGCCATACGGGCCAACGTGTCGCCGTTCTCGACACCCTTGTCGACTGAGCCCATCGACATCGACGTGTCGCGCAGCATCTCGTGCAGCGTGGTCTGGTCGACGGACCTGTACTTCGACGACAGGTCGACAGAGCTCTTGTGCAGGCGCTCGGTGTCTGCCGGCGTCAGGCCAGCGAGGTAGTCACGCGCGTCCTCGCGCATCGAGTTGGCGCCGGCCTTGCCTGCGAAGCTGGCGACACGACGCGCTCCGCTTACGGCGTGCTCGGCGGCCCTGACTGTCACGTAGTCGTCTGCGTACCCGCCACGACCACGTCGACCGCGGCCGTGCTGGTTCGGCCCGTAGCCGCCTCCGCCACCTCCTCCGCCACGGCCGCCACCTCCGCGCATGCGGTTCACGCGACCAGACAGGGCCACGAGCCGCTGCATGTCGGACAGGGCGCCCTGGATGTCGCGACGCATCCCTCGGAACGGGGAACCGCGCAGACCGGAGCCGTTGAGGTTCAGGCGGACTGACCTAGACGCTGCAGCCGCGTCCTTGAGGTCGGCGGTCAGGCGCTTGACGGCGCTCGACGCCGTCCTGAAGCTGCGCACGTCCGACGCTGAGACGCGGACTTTGCGGTTGTCGAGACCCTTGAGGTCTGCAGAGACACGCTTAGCCACCTGCGAGACGCGCTGCAGGTTGCGTACCGCGGACGGGTCGACCTTGAACGCGTCCTTCTTGCCGCCCATTCCCCTCGTGACCGAGGAGATGCCCCTCAGGGCCTTGGCGATCTTGCCTGCCGGACCAGAGGCCTGGTCTACGAGCCGGACTAGGATCGATGCTGCAAGTCTGGTCGACATGTCTACCCGCCGCGGTCTGCGGCCTTAGAGACTACGACCGCCGCGTACATCCACACGACGCGCGTCCACTCAAGGCCCTCGAAGTAGGACAGCTGCGTGCCGGTGTAGTTCGCGAGCTGGACCAGTATCAGGTCTACGTCCCCTGCTCGGAGTCCGAGCTTGAGGAGAGTCTTCGTGGCAAAAAATCGGAGATCGCCTCCGACACCTTCAGGTCGTCGTCGTCGTCCAGGAACTCCATGACCTGGCGGGGAACAGCTAGACCGTCGTCGTCCACGACGTTACCGAGGTCGACCTTCTCGGCCTCCTCGCCCTCCTTGCCCTTGACGGCGTCTACCCAGTCTGCCACCTGGGCGGCGTTCAGCCGCTTTACGGTGATCGCCTCGTAGACCTTGCCGCGGTAGCGGATAGGGTCCTCGAGGACGATACGTCGGGAGCGCTCGCGCTTGCCGACGTACTCGGGCTTGTCGTCCGTCTGGGACTGGTCTGACACCTGTGTACCTCATGTCTAGGGCCTGAGCTCTCGCTCAGCCTGTACTTTCCGGGTTATGTGCTAGGGTGTGTCTGGCCTCAGGACCGGCCTAGTGCCGCGTTGAAGCCGGTGGACCGCAGGAGGTCGACCCGATTGACGACCATTCGTGCGGGGTTCAGCCCGATCTCGTGGATCGGCGCGTCGGCGATCTCCTGGCGGTAGTACACGACGTTCTTGATGGTGTACTCGATGCCGGACTTGTCGTCGCGCGACCACTGGTCGGGGTTCGGCGCGGCGAGCTGGCCCTCGTAGATCAGGAGGTTCGGCTTCACGACACCGTCGAGCTCACTGACGAGCGCCGAGCGGAACGTGAAGGTGTCGCGCACGCCGGGAGGCCTCATCAGCAGGCCGATGACGTCGGGGTTGTGGGTGGCGAACTTGATCGTCGGGTTGAGGAGCCCGATCTTGAACATGGGCACCTCGGCGCTCATGACAGCGCCGCCGTAGCTATGCTCGACAAACGTCTGGTCGGGCATCGGGCACATGACCTCCTCGATCTCGTACCCGTAGTCCACGCCTCCCACGAACATCGTGTAGCCGCGAAGGATCTGTCGCATGTCGTCCTCGTAGTCGTCCCGTCAGGTTGCGTTAAGCCGCGCCCGAGGGCGCGGCGTCTGTTCAGGCAGCGATCGAGGCGGACGTGCTGCGGGCGATCTCCAGCGCGGCGCTGGCGAACACAGTGTCGTAGTAGCCCGTGTTGCGGTTGAAGATGAAGACGATGTGCTCCATCGGCGCCGGGGCCTCACCGTCGTAGCTGATGTAGATGATGCCCGACGCCAGGCTCTCGGCCGAGTTCAGCTTCGAGTCGAGCCACACCCGACCGCCGAGCGTCGCACCCAGGGCGGTCCAGCGACGGAGCGCCCGGTTGGTCGTCTCGCCGATGTCGACGAGGTTCTGCAGCGAGAACGGCTTGTCGAGGTAGGGCTCACTCGCGATCTCGACGGACTCGATGATCGTGTCGTGGGCGCGACGCACCGACCAGAACTGGTGCAGGGGATCTGACGCCGCGACACGGTTGCCGAACAGCTTCCAGCCGCCCTGCGAGCCGCGGACGATCGTCCCGACGTTGTTGCTGTTGAGGTACTGGCTCTCGGCCGAGCGGTCGTAGCTGTGCTCGATCGGGCGCGCTGTACCGAGGACGCCCTCGAGTACGTGGTTCGAGGGCGAAACCCAGAAGCCCTCCTCGTAGTCGATCCGCGCCTGGAGGCCAAGCATGGCCGACTCGGCCGGCATCGACACCGGGACACCGCCCTTCTGGAACTTGGCGAAGGGGTCGAGGACGTAGATCCGGTCGCTGTCGAAGTCGAGCCGGTACTGGACGGCCGCCTCGTTGGTTGTGTTGGGCCCCGACACTGCCGCGACCATTCGGTAGCGGTTGCAGAGCTGGTTGAGGACCGACGCCGCCGGGCTGGCCACCGTGCCGACGGTCGCGGTCGCCGCGGCGCCCGTGCCGCCGCCTCCAGAGAACGTCACGGTGGGTGCGGCCGTGTAGCCGAGGCCCGGGGTCAGCATGACGACCTCGTCGACCGCGCCGGTCTCGTCGATCGTGCAGGCCGCGGTCGCGCCGTAGCCCGTGACGTCGCCAGCCTTGTTCGTGATCATGACGTCCGGTGGGGACGTGTAGCCGGTGCCGCCCGACGTGACGGTCGGGGTGATCACGCCGTCGGAGGGTCGGAACGACGTGAAGCCCGGGGCCATGGACAGCTTCGGGGCCAGATTCAGCAGCGGCTTGGCGCGACCGACCGCGTACAGGCCGGTCTTCAGGGCCTGGCTGCCGATGACGTTCTTCAGGGTGTCGGCGAAGGTGTTGCCCTCCTCGACGATGTTGCAGACGACGGTCTGCGACATGCGGCCCGCCTGGGCGAACACGTTGTTGAGGGCGTCGACGAGCGTGCCGGTCGAGCCGAGGCCCTTGGGGAAGTCGTCGTACCCGTTAACGGCGAACACCTGGTTCGCGGGCCACAGGGCCTTGATGCGCGCGGGCGCCGTGCCCGTCAGGTAGATGACGCCGGTGTCGATCGTCGCCGTGAAGCGCGGGCTACCGGAGTCGCTCTCTTGCGTCTCGAAGCCGTGGAGGAAGATGTCCATGTCTGGTCTCCAGTCAATCCCTAATAACACGGTCTGTGTGTCGGTGTAAACTAGCCCTGGCTGTCAGGACGGGGCCAAGATCACGGCCTTGCGCTCAGGTGTGAATACAGTGTCGGCCAAGCTGTTCAGCAGGTCCCACAGCTCGTAGTCACTGCGGAACGTTGACGCGCTCTCGAAGATGCGCCGATTCTTGACGGACTGCTTAGAGATGAGCAGCTCGACGTCCTCGGCCTCCTTCTCGGTCATACGATTATAGAAGTCGACCTTGTTGACCACGACGGGTCCTGCTGGCGGAGGCACGAAGTCCTCAACCGGATGTGCCGGATCGCCCCAGCTCTTGGCGACCACAGTGTTCGTCGCGGGATCCGTCTCGGCGTCCGCGTTGGGGAACAGCGCGTCAAAGTCACGGTTGCCCGGCGCCATGCCGATGTCGAAGGTGGTCGGTCCGGTGTGGTAGCCGAAGGCCTCGCCCTCATCTAGGGTGCCCTGGACCTGATCGTGGGCCGGGGTGGTGAATACGAATTTCATGATCACATCCTTGAGTTTGCGGTAAATGAAGCCACTACCTCTACGCCGCCAACTGTATTAGGGGATACATATGCCTGAGCATGATCTCCCATTGCTCTGATTGAAAATGTATAGAGGTTGCTTTGATAGGTGATATTCCATGAATAACTGGGCGGTACCCTTTTTTTAACGATTGGTTGCATTGTGCCTGTCGCGGCATTCTGACTATTAGAGTAGCCAACTAAGACGTCAACAGTGCCAGTCTCATAATACCGCTTACATAAACGCTCTTCCTCGTCGAGCCTCCTAGCTAGCAGCGGCAACTGGTCCTGCGTTATGGCAACGGACCCGATCAAGGCGACGCAGCCACCGATCACGACGGACTGACCGGCGACGGCCGCCATGTTGGTGATGTCGGGCGACGCGAGGAAGTTGCCGGCCTGCCAAGCATCGAGCGTCGCAGTCTGGTAGGTAGCGCCACCCCCGAAGCACCAGCGGATCGCCAGCGCAGGCGCAGTCGATCCGAGCAACGCCGCCGCTTGATCGCCGGATAAGGTAAAGCAGAAGAAATTATCCTGATTGGCGACGAGTGCGAGACGATGGACGATCGAGCGATACGGTCCCGATGCGTTCGCGAGATTAACGAGGCTCAGTCCCGCCACGCCAGTGTAAGACGGGCGCAGAAGAAACGCGATTGTCAGAGGCCGCGCATTCACCGCGGCGTATCTGAGCTTTCGAAGGAACGTACCTTCGATCGATTGCTGAAAAGAGATACTTTCACCTGCCCCGAGTGTGTATGCGTTCGGAGCCAATAACTTAGTACCGAAGTATATATCTGGAGCGGTTGGGAATGGCGACGAGACTTGCTGCGCAGTCATCCCGGTTGCGGACACGACAAAGTAGAATTGATCGACCGGATATTTGCCGTTGCCGACAGCCGTCGATCCGTTCTCCTGGCTCCACTCCATAAATCCGTTGATGCACAGGTTCGCGTCCGCGAGGCGAGCGAGCAGCGAGGCCTGGAGCAGAGCCCTATCGAATGCACGGGTCATGGTTCAAAGCCTTGCGTTAGCGACGAAGCCGCGGATGTCGAGAAGACGATCGTTGGCTGCCCCCTGCGCCACAACCGACGCGTAGTCTGCGGACGAGCCTTCAACACCCGTACTTAAGGGTGCCCCGTTGGTCGCCTCGTCTATGATCGTGTAGGTGAAACTAGGTGTAGTACGCATCGCTTGTGGGAATTTGATTACGGCGAATTTGTACGCCTCCGCTATCACGTATCGGGCAAACATACGGATCCCGATACCTCCAGTATAGTTCATGGTCCAGTAATACCGCAGGCACTTTGCCAAGTCTTCTGTGTAGCTCCCCAGCTCGAACGGCGGGATGACACCATTCGTCAGCCCGGTGACATCGTAGAGCCCGACGTCGAACAGGTCGATCGTATTGCCGACCGTTTGCATAAAGTTCACGCTACCGGACGTCGAGAACACATTGCCCGACTGCCAACCTAGCACACCCTGATAGGTGGCGCCCGCGTTCAGACCAAACGAGATCTGGAAGGCCGCGTTGTTGTCTGTCGCCCAAGTGCCCGTGGTATCTCCCGTGAGCGTCACGGACTTCACGACGTCGGTCCCAACTTCTGCGGGTGCGATCGTGTAGGTGCCGATCCATGATCGGTTCGTGAGGCTCCCGTTCTGGAGCGCAATCGGGAATGTGCCCGCTACGGCGGAGCGCACACCGAAACGGATCGCGATCTGACGTGGCGCTGCGATACCGAACTTCAGGTCGGCAATGTCCACACCCTCGATCCGGGTTGACCAGAGCGCGTAGTCTCCGGTGGCCGGCGCCGCGTTGGCTGTGGTGACGGTTGCCCGGATACGGTAAGGCGAGCCCCCCGGCGTCGTCAGAGCAATTCGCTGTACGGACAGACCGCCGTTGGCCATGCTCTTCAGTGCACTGAAGCTGTCGCTAGGGTAGGCTTGTCCACTCGCGCCAACCGCGACCGCGTTGTTCCCGTTCTCCTGTGAAATTCGCATGCCGGGATCGGTGATCCGGTTCCGGCGCTTCGTGTAGAGCGTGTCGGACTGGAGCTGGCTGTAGACGTTAGCGATGTTGAACGGGCTGAGCGCGATCAAGCGCACATGGGTGCCCGGATCCACCGCGGTCGAGAACGTGACCGAGCTGCCGTCGCTGGCGTTGAAGTCGTCGGGGTGAACCCAGAAGCCGTCCACGATCGCCCACAGGAAGCCGGGGCTGTAGTTCAGCACGAAGCCCTTGCTGTCCACCCCCACGAAGCGGTTCTGCCCTCCCGGTGCAGCCAGAAAGGCGTATTCCATAAACGCGGCAACGCCGTCCTGTCCGCCCTGCGTCGTCATAGTCTAAAACTCCGCGTCGGCTTTGTAGTAGAACTGAGTTTCCCGGACGTACTGCGGGTCGGCAGCCGCCTGGATCTGCGCGGAGGTAAGCGGGACCGCGCTCAGACGAACGCCCTGGTCGCTCATGCCTGATCCTCCAGAAGCGACATGACCACATCCACGGCGTTGTCCACGCTGCACTGGATGTAGACGCTATCGCCCTCCTCCATGACGTCCAGGCCGTCGCCGCCGAGCGGCAGATAGATCTGGCCGGGCTTCATCGTGTAGGTGTCGCAGAAGTAGGTCTTGTTGCCGGCCGCATCCTGATACCAGCCCGAGACCGTGAAGTTGCCGCCCTTGTAACGAGCGCAGATCCGGATCGTCTTCACGACAGCTGACAGTCCGGGCCCGACCGTGTAGGCCCCGACCTGCGCTGCGGTGGTCCCAGCGAGTCGGGCGTTCTTACGACGGAAGTTACTGGTGGTCGCCACAACTCGCTCCTTAACTCATCGCCGCGGAGAAGGCGATCGACTTCTTCAGCAGGCGCTTATTGCCGTTGACGATGAGAGCCTGCAGCTCGCCCAGTGTGTCAGCTGACGCGTCGGCCGTGCCTATGAGCGCGATGAGCCTCTGCTCGAGCTCGCCCAACGTGTCACCAGTTGCCGTGGCGGTGCCTCGCAACATGTTCGACAGGTCGTTCATCAGCGAGTTGATCTCGGCCTTCGTATAGGCCCCGACCTGAGCGGCCGTGGTGCCGTGCGGGTTGTCCATGCGCCCGACGTGGGCGTCGAACGGTAGAGCCGCCGTGACGTCCCAGGCAGAGTTCGGCGCCGTCGACCCATAGATGAACATGACGTCGACGACGAGGACTCGGCTGTCGGGGTCGAAGCTGAGCACTGGGCCGTACAGCCCCGTGTTGATGTCACCCGACTTCGTTATCGACACGTTACCGAGAGACCCGAAGGTCGAGTCCTCCACGACGAACGTCAGGGTAGCCACAGCCGGCGTCACGGTCGTCTTGGACTTGGTGACGAAGATGTCGGTGATAGCCCTCAGCAAGTCCGCGACCTTGGTGGCGACCGGCACGACGACAGTCTCGAGGTACCGCACGCCCTGAGACGCTACCTCCTGGGCGGCTAGGTCTGACTGTGAGTAGCGCGACTCGGCCTGCTTGAGGCGCAGGTTGATGTCCGCCAGGATCTCGGTCAGCTTCGCGATCACCCCGACGTTGGAGGCGATCGCGTACTTGTCGTTGTCGGTCGTCGCCACGGACGTCTCCAGTTCAGATCTTCTCTGAGTAGGTCGAGACCTTGGGTGCGTGCTCAGACGCGAGCAAGTCCTTCAGGAACTCACCCAAGACGTGGGTCTTGGAGACGACCCCGAACTTGACCCGCTTGTACTCGAAGCCCTCAGACACGAGGACGTCGTAGTACTTCTCATCTTCGATCGCGATAGCCGCGGTGTCGGAGGCGGCCTGGCTGGCCGCCTTGCTCTTGGCTGCGGACAATGTTACCTCCTGTTGCTAGGCGTCGTAGACGTCATACTCGATGTGGGGCGTGATACGCGCGTTGTTGGTCGTCCCCGACAGGTCGACCTTGATGCGGTCGACACCCGGAGAGAACGAGAACGTCCACACCATCATAACCGCGTCGTCACGACCGACGACGGGCTTGACCTGGACACCTGAGGCTGCCTTGGACGAGGCGTAGTTGGTGCCATACCGAAGAGCGCAAGTGACCGTGTGTCGGGCGGGGTCGAAGGCGCCGACGACAGCGGTGATCACGATACTCGTGACTGTCGCCTGAAGAAGGCGCTCGACTGAGAGGTGGCGGAACCTGGCGTCTGCCCGGAATACGGTGACTTCAGACTGGTTCAGGTCGAGTATCGGCATCTCCCACTGATTGCCGTTCAACTCGACCCTGAAGTCGTAGTACGGGGTGACGCCTGCACCGAACAGGTTGTCGGGGACCGTGTCCGGGTCGATGACGCCCGTGGTCTTGTCGGCTCGAGGCAGCTGGATCCACGACCCACCGGTCTGCAAGGCGAAGCGCGAGTCCGCGTTAGTCGGCACGATGGACGCGACCTTGATGCCGACGTTGTGGATACCGCCGTCGAGATTAAGGCCAGCCAACAGCACAGGAATGCTCGTGATGGTGAACTGACAGTACTCGACGGTCATGACCATGTCCTTGGTCAGGTCGCCTTGCTGGAAGTAACCGTCTGTGCTGTCGAACTGAGTACCGCCGAGGAAGCTCTGACCCTCGGCGTAGGACACCGTCACGTCGCCAGTGGTGGCGAACATGATCGCGTAGAGCCCCTGCTTCATCCAGAACGGGTGATCCCAGGCAAACCTTGTCAGCAGGTTGTTAGACGGGGTATACGCCTTGAAGTCCGCCGAAGTCAGGGTCGAGACAGCGATGGCTCTCTTCTTGTTGGGGAAGCCATTGTCGTCACACTCGACGAGTGTCGCGGTGATCTGGGCGCCTGGAGACCAAGTCTCGATCGCGAGGCGCACGCCGGGAGTCCAGCGTCCCTGGGACTGGATGAAGCTTTGGCTCTTGATGACGCCCTGGATCGAGTGCGTGGTGGGTATGTACGAGTCGTAAGGGACCTGGACGGTGTCGGTCCAGATCTGACGAATACGGACAATACGGTGAAAGCCCCAGAGGCCATTAGGCTGGTTGGGGTCGTCCCAGACGGTGTCTTCGAGCGAGTAGTTGTCGTTGCCGATCGACAGGATGCCGCTAGCCGCGTCGTACCGACCCGAGTTCCAGAAAGCCGAGTTAGTGCAGACCTCAAAGTACGGTCCGTAGCGGGTGGACTCGCGGCTCATGGTGAGCACGCCCAGGTCCATGGTCTGGTAGGTCGTACCACCTAGAGGCTGTGAGCCAGCACGGGGCCCGATCACGATACCGTCGACGGGGTTGTACTTGGGACAGATAAAGCCCTGAGACGCGTGCATCAAGTTGGCGGAGTTCGCCATACCTGTGCCGAACGAGATCACGGTCTTGTTGAAGTTGGCGTAAGGGAAGCGCACGCCCTCCTCGACGCGGGCGTAATAGTCGACATTGGCGAGGTCTGTCTCACTAGTGTCGAGGAACCGATCAGCGCCATACGGCGAACCGGTGTCAGGCATGTCGAGCCTGTCCTTGATCTGCGCGACGTCGTTCGTGAGAGAGTCGATCACGGTCCGCGACCCTAGGGCCTCGATAGAGCGGAACGCGGCAGCGAGGTCGTTACGCAGACCTGTGATCTCCTGCTGGAAGATCGCCAGCGTCGCGCTCACAGCCGTCAGCGACCGGGCCAGGTCGTCGAGCTCGGGAGCCTCAGACTCAGACCGACGGGTGATCTGCTCGATGCCGCCTGTGCCGATTAGGATGTCACAGATCGCGACAGTGTTGAGGGGAGTCGGCGCAGCCGTCGGCGACGTGGAGACGCCGCCCGCGATGAAGGACAGGACCACGTCGTTGACCTGGACGCGGTAGTCAACCTCGGGCACGAGCTGGGTCGTCGTGCCGCCGCCCGACTGAGCGACCTCGCGCTCCATCGTGCGGCTCTCTCGGTAGCCAGGCGCTGAGCGGCCCTGACCGATGAGAGTGACGACGACCTTTTTGGCGGCCTCGAAGGGGATGTACTCCTGGACCGACTTGGCCTGCTCGCCGTCCGAGTGGTACATCACACCGGTGTCGAAGACCGTTCCGGGCGCGACGTCGATCTTGTTCAGGCCGTTCGCTAAAACGCCGAAGTCTTTGTACAGGCGACCTGAGATGAGCAGAGACCGAATGAGGGTCTCGACACCTTCCTGAGGGAAGGTGCCCATGCGCGTCAGGTCGACGTCCGTGAGGTACTGAGAGTCTACTGCAAGGACGCGCTCGAACATTCCTATGCTCCTCTAGGAGAGTCTTACCGAGGTACCGAACGTGGTGTCGTCCGGCAGTCGCTCGAGGTCTGAGAAAGTGATGGGCCGGACTGAGTTGACGTCCATATAGCAAGTGTCGCGAGCCGAAGCCGCGACGTCTATGGCGTGGGCGACCTCGTCCAGTCGGTTCTCCGGGCTCTTTCGCAAGAGCATAGAGTTGCGAGGAAACCCAGTCTGGTAGTCCGTGATCGGGGCGTGGACGAGATACGACGCGGTGAAACGCTTCCTGGACAGGCGGCCCCTGCCGAGGGGCGACCCCCTGATGTTACCCCTGGTTGCGGGCCCGGACCCGTCGGCGAGCCTGATAGACAGGTACGCCTGCTCGTCGGCTCGATTGGCCTTGATGGGCCGGGCTTTTAGGGCACACCTATTCACAGCCAGACACCGGCCACCGGGTACCGGACCGTAGACCGTCACTGGGTTCACGTTGACGGGAGTCAAGGACGGCGTGATCTGGTTCTTGATCTCCAGGGCGCCCGTGTCGGTGATCGAGAGGGCTATCACGCGAGTGGCCGCGCTGAGGTTCGTCCTCACAGGAGCCTTGAGGCTGCCGTTGACCTTGAGGCCGTCACGATGCGGCTCGGGTATGACGAGCCTCTCGGCGTCAGGCAGCAGGCGGCCGTTGGCGTCGATCCTCACGCCAGCAAAGACCAGCTCCGTCTCGACACCGCCGCGTATGAGCACGGCCCGGCGCCTGTCTAGGACCGCGTCCCTCGCGCTGCCGATGCCACGGCGGTTGACGACGAAGCCTGGCCTCGACGACTTGGTCTTGGGCACGTTCTGGTAGATGCGGATCTCTGGCAGTGACTGCAGCCACGCCTGATACTCAGCGTCTGTCGTGGACTTCGCCACGAGAAAGCCGTGCCTCGGCAGGTGTGCCCTGACGAGCTCGGCGTCCACGTAGCCCAGCGCCATGCGGGTGCCGGCGACGGTCGTCTTGAGCTCGTGAAAGCGTCGAGCCTCGGCCACGACGCGGCGCTTGCGGGGTACAGGCCAGCGGTCGTTCCAGATGTCTACCGAGAAAGCCCAGGCTAGCAGCGGCAGCTCACTCTCGGGGCAAGTGAAGGGGTCCCACAGGGTCCGAAGCCGCTCGGCGTACTCGTACAGGTCAGCGAAGCCCGCGCTGAACGCCGACTCGATAGCCAGCTCGAGAAGTGTCGCGTTCTTGGGCAGCTGTCGGTTAAAGACGTACGTCACGACAGCACCTCCGTACGCAGCGTGAACTGCGTCATGAAGGGCGTCGCCTCAGGGACGGCGGGCATGTCGGACGACGGGAAGTTGACACGGACGGTGCTGACCGGGCCGACGTGGGCCGCAGAGCTGAAGGCCTCCATGAAGACCGGAGACTTGATACGGTGCAGGCTGTCCGCCAACGCCTGGATGTAGGGCGCCGCGACACCCTTGACGGCCTCGGGGTCTGGGCCTGACCTCATCACGAGCGTCAGGTCGACGGTGTAGGGCAGGACGAGCGAGCTGTACACGGTCAGGATGTCCGTGGACTGCGACGCGTCCTCTGGGTTGAACGCTCCGATGATGTCGCCCACGACAGTCTCTGGGACGGTGCCGTCGGACACACGACCGTCCACGGTGTACGTGGTGCTGCCGTCGGGATTCTTGACGGCCACGAGGTCGCCGGTCTCGGGTCTGCCCAGCACGCGTAGCTCGACCATGCCTCCGCCACGACGGATCGGTCGGACGTCCTTGACCTTGTCGGTGAACGCCGTCCTGACCTTGTACATGTAGCCGCCAGGCGTCAGGCCCAGGTCGGCCAACGCCTCAGGCGCGAGCTGCGCTCTAGACCTCAGCTCGTCGTCAGACTCGTAGACGGCGGCGGCGCCAGTGTCGGCGTTCGCAGGTATCGTGACCTTGCGCTGGGTGCTGTGGTACGTCGCAGCCAGGTGCTCTAGGTCGCCGCCGACAGCCTTGGCTAGCCTAAGTGCGTCAGCGGAGTCGTTGACCTGCTGGCAGAAGTTCATGATGCCGTAGGAGAACGCCTCTGCCTCTACGATCGGCAGGTCGGTCTCCAGCATCTGGACGTCGTAAGCTGGCAGCGACGGGTCCGCCTGACGAGCCAGCGTCCAGACCCGGATGAACTCGGCGACCTGGGCCGCCCTGATCTTCTCGAAGTTGGTGTCGACTAGGCTAGGCGCAGCGAGACGCGAGAGGTCTAGAGTCTCTGCGCTGTAGATCGTCACTACCTAGGTGCTCGCGGATAGGTCTGCTAGGACCGTTGCCGTCCTTGTCTCGTAGACGCTGAAGTCTCCGAGGTGGCCACGTGGATAGTACAGTCCAACCAGCTCAAATGTAAACAGCCCTGACTGGTCTCCGCGGGGCACGATACGCGCCAGGTCGAACCTCGGCTCACCGTACTGGAAGCCGTTGACCAGCCTGGGCTCGATAGCCTCTTGTATAGCTACGAAGTGGTCGACGACGGTGAGAGCGTTGCCTGGCCTGTCCAAGAGACTACCGGTTCTTCCGCCCAGACGGTAGCGCATGACACGCTCGCCTAGGTCGGTCGTGATCAGGACCCTGAGTGACTGCTGGGTGTGGTCCCAGCCGCTCAGGGGCCTGCCGGTCTTCCTGTCGAATCCAGCCACGCCCTCACCTCGTCACGTCAGTTAGTCTTGCCGGAACGGCGAGTCTTGGACGTCGAGTCTGTGGCCTGGTCCACGGTCTCGGCGCTTGCCGACTCCTCGACGAGGCTCGCCGCCTGGTCGTGAGCGACCTCGACTGCTGGCTCGCTGGTCTGGCCCTGGCCGAGTGCGTTCTCGACACCGTCACCGGCTTGACCTATGCCCGGAGCCGCCTCGATGCGAGCTCTGGTCTCAGCGTCGAGCTCGATCGCCTCGCCGGTCTCGGCGTCGGACGGGTAGCCCTTCGTCTGACCGGGAATCGGTCGGATCTGGCCGGAGCTCAGGTAGTACTCCGCCTGGACAGGCAGCAGCTCGACGGTAACGTCGGTCTTGCCCTCGTTCTGGGCGTCGTAATGCTGGCCGTGTCCCAGGTAGTTCTCGATCCAGCCGCCGCTGCCGACAGCATAGGTCGTCTTGTGCTTGTCAAGCTCGACGCGATTGAGTGAGGGGATGTGCTTCGCCTTGGCCATGTCAGGTCTCCTGCGGGTCTGGGACATACACGTGCTGGGCGACCGAGTCCAGCATGGTGTTGATGACGTCGACTGGCAGAGACCTCATGAGGGCCTCGGCTAACAGCTGTGGTGCAGCCGACGCCGCGTCTGGGTTCATGGCCGTCGCGACAACCGACGCGACTGCGTGGACTGACGAGATGTCGGCAGCCAGGCTAGAAACAGAGCCAAGTACGTCGAAGCCCGCGACGGTGTTGAGCGCGTAGGTCGCGGCGTCAGCTACGCCCTGAGCTGACGACGCGAAGTGGTCGACGAGAGAGACGGCGTCAGACACTGAGGTGACGCCCGACACGACGTCTGACACGGTCTGACCGACAGCCGTGTCTACGTACGACATGAGGCCGTCTGAGAACACCGGAGCCAGGACGCGGTCTAGGCTGAGGGCGTCAGGAATCGCAGAGCCCGCGAGACTGACTATGCCGGTGTGGGACAGGACGCCGAGCACCCCCTGTCCCGACAGTAGCGAGCTGGCCGTGCTCGTGAGGTTCGTCGCCGCACTGATCAGTCCTCCCGAACCTGACAATGAGGACACTAACCCGCCAACCCCGGGTATTCCCGACAGACTGGACAGCCCCTGCGCGATGGTACCCTGAAGCTGGCCGGATATGGCCCCCAGGGGGTTGGTCATGATGCCCTGCAGACCGCCCGCCTGCATGACCAGCTTCATGACGCTGTCGAGCTTCGGCCCTCCGTCCAGCATCTTGGCGATGGGCAGGTACTCAGAGACTATCTCGGGCGTCTTGAGGTGCAGAAAACCCCCGATCATGCCGAGACTGACCAGGCCTCCGGTCATCCGAGTAGGCCCCCACTTGCGACGAGCAGCTTCTGCTTCACGACAGTCTTCAGGGCTTGTGAGATGTTCTTGTCGCCCAGTGACGCGAGCAGCGTCTCCCCGACCTTGATCACGTTCTTCTCGAGGTCAGCCACGACACTGACCTTGTCGCCGACCTTCATGTCGTGGCTGTCAGCGTTCTGTGACACCCTGACCTTCTCGGTCTCCGAGACCTTGTCCTTGTCGGTCGTGGTAGTCGAGACCTTGTCTCCGACTGAGCGCTTGTGCTCGCCGAGCTTGTTATGGTTCGGCGGGAACTTGTTCGAGAAGCCGCCGGGCAGGATCAGGCCGGTGCCGGGCTCTCCGCCCAGTGAGATGAGCACAACGCGCTCGCCCTCGGTCAGCGGGTCCCACTCACGCTGCTTGCCGGCACGCGCGAGCCACGGGAGCTTGTCGGTCGGCAAGCCGTCAGCGTCGAGCTCCGCCATCGCGTCGTCCTCGTGGACCTTCGTGACGGTGGCCTCACGGAACATGTTCGTGACTTTGCGCTCGAGCTCCTCGTTGCGGGCACGTAGCTCCGCGAACTCGGTCTCGACGAATCGCATAAGTCGGGCGAAGTCCCTCTCAGAGCCGCTCACTTGACCCCTCCGAACGTGTCAGAGCCGCTGATCGTGGAGGGCCAGTTGGGCTCGCCAGTGTTGCGACCTAAGGCCTTGTCGTCAGCCACGTCGTCCGCACGGGCACCAGGCTGGTTGGTCGGCGTGCGAGTGACTGTCGTCTCCTGAGTCCAGCTCACGCCCTGAATGAAGACGCCGTTCTCCTGAAGGTGGCTCGTCCGCTCCTCGCGGTCCTTGTAGCGGTCGTCGTAGATCGGCTCGCCCTTGACCTCCTCCGGCAGGAGTGTGTTCGGCAGACCCCACGTATTACCCGCGACCAGAAGCGCGACCTCCTCTAGCATCGAGTGGCCGACGTCCAGGCGGTCCTGGCCCTCAGTAATGATGAACGCCCCAAGGACGAGTGTTGTACGGTACCGGCCAATGTCGAGCATCTTCATCTGGCGGAAGCCGAGCAGCGCGACGAATATACCGGGTGTGCGAACGGACAGTCGGGACAGGCCCTCCTCAGTCAGGGTCCCCCTAATAGCCTGGACGTCGGCGGCCTCCTTGATGTCGCGCATCCTCTCTATGACGCGGTCCCTGAACTCGAGCATCGTCGTCATGGCAGCAGACTCGACCTCACGAATGCCTCGACAGCGAGCATCACCTCGCTCTTGTTGCTCTCAGACAGGCCCAGGAACTCGCGTGCGACCATTCTGTCTGTGCCGTCCTGAAGGAAGCCCGAGTAGGGAGCTGGTGACCCGACCACTGTCGTGTCGTCCGACGCCTTCATGAACAGCGTGGACACGAGTTTACCGGTAAACACCAGTAGGCTCTGACCACCAGATCTCCGGGAGGCTGTGCTTGCCGCCCACGCCGCCCAACGCTGTCCACCGGGAGACGTCTTCTCAGACCTTATCCTACGCTGGGTCTGAGCTCGAATGAGCTGACCGACGTAAGCCATCAGCCCTCGACGCCACGTGCCTGTGGCAGTGTTCTCGAAGACAGACGCCGCTTTCTCTAGGCCCGTGGCCTGTACTATGAGCACGTCACGCCCTCAAGAAGAACGACGTCCGTATCCGCCGTGAGTCCTGACCTGGGTCCAGCGCGTCAGTCGGGTCGTCTCCGATGCCCACGCCGCCCTTACCAGACGCAGCCAACTTCAGAAAGTTGATCGAGTCCTCGTACCTCAGGCGGCTCTCCTTGGTCTGGACAGCGAGGGAGTACGCCATGCGGTAGATTGCAATATCGACCACGACCTGCTTAAGTTGCTGACCGGGGCTCTTCAGCGGAACCTCGTAGCGACCAGTCAAGTAGGAGTCGACCTCGGCGCTGGCCCGGTCTAGGGCGGTCGAGACCTTGTCCTCGTCGACCGTCTTGTCGTCCTTCAGGGGGGCGTACAGCTTGAGTATCTTCTCGCTGTAGATGTCGACGATGTCCTCGACTGTCGCGTATGCCAACTCGCTCTCCCGCGCCAGACTGTAAGTTCTAGGACACTACCACAATGTCCTAGTCAAGTAAAGCCTGACCACTACGACGCGGGTAGCACGATGACGCCGACGGTGATGCTGGCCGGGGCCGAGTTGGTGATCGACCCGACGTTGATCCCGGCGATGCTCAGCACTGACACGGTCTCGATCACGCACTTCACCGACGCGCTCGTGGCTGACGCTGCAGTGACCCAGCACTTCGGGATGCCGGCGCCGGTGTAGACGGGCGCGATGGCCACTTGCACCGGCGCGATCAGCGCGCCCTGAGACGTCCAGTCGAAGGTTCCGGTCCCGTCGGCGGCCAGGATCACGGTCTTGCTACGGGTGATCCGCGGCTGACGGGCGTCGGCCGGGCGATAGGCGCCCGGTGTGCCGGCGGCGCCGCCGATCATCTCCGTCGGCGGCACGTTCATGGCCGGCTGAGGGATGGCCTGCTGCATCTGCTGCACGTCCGACTTGGTCGCGAATGCCGACAAGTCTGGAACGGTAGCAGGTGCGGGCGGGACGTCGAGGCCGGCATGCGCCGCACCGGTGCACACGAGAGCGGCCAGAACAAGCGACAGCCGGCGTTTCATGCGGTCACTCCCGGGTTCGAGTAGTTCACGCCAGCCCACTGCGGGCTGATCGACCACGGCTGGGCAAGTTGCTCGGCCGTGAACCGTTCGCGCAGGACGTAGGGCTGCCCTGCCAGCGCCTTGTCCCGATCCGCCTCCCGCATCGTGCAGGGGAGCGCATAGAGCGCATCGGACGGTGCCGGCAGGCTCACCACCAGCCAGAACCGTGGGTCGTTGCTCAGCGCTATGATCGGCTGGCCCTGATCGTCCAGGCCGACCTGATGGTCACCGACGCTGAGCTGCACTCGCAGCACGCGGTCATCGTCCCAGCCGGAGGGACCGTCGTTCCCGAAGCCGAGAGGGTTGAGAAGCGCGTGCGCGGTCGCTTCGTCCGGCGCGCAGATCAGGTAGTCGATCACCGCTCAGCCTCCCCAATTCGCCAGCGTCGAGAGCTGTTGCAGGTTCGAGTTGGCCGCGCGGTAAGGGTAGATCGCGAGGCGCTCGATGTAGCCGTTCCAAGGTGCGGATCCGTCCGCAAAAGTGCCAATGTTAGTCTGCGTCACGGAAGTCGGATAACCATTTGCCGTTACAGACGTGTCCGGCCCATTGGCATTGACCGACAACGCCTTATCACTCGGCACAAACGCTCCGGCTATGGCAAACCGCGTTCCAGCAGCAACTGTGGCACTACCTATTGGACCGACACTTCCGGTTGAGGAATTCACGCTCAGTTTTGTGTTGCCACCGGTCTGTCGATACAGATTACCGCGCTCATTGTTTGTTCCGTTTGACACAACGGCGAGTGCTTGATTTCCAGCCATTGCGATCTGCGGGGTTTGCGCGACGGCGGCAACGGTAAACGCTCCAGGATTACCCGCCACGGGAGCCGTCACCACGTCCGCCGCCCGCGTCGCAGCGGTTCCAGTCGTGCGGATCGGGGAGGACGCGCCGCCAACCGTCGTGACCGACGTGTTCCACTGCTCTAGCTGAGGCCAGCCGATGCGGATCGTGATGTCTACGGCAACGCCAGATCCGATGTTGACGTTGATGACCTTCTGCGTGATGACTCCGGTCGTCTGCGTAATTGTACGTGTAGCGTTGAAACGTTGTGTGCCGAGGGCCGCCCCGGTTATCCCAGCTGTCACTAACGCATCTGCAACCGACGCGCCGGCCGTTGTCCTCTCGGTTGGTCCAGTCTGTACAGTTAAACTATTCAATGAGCCCACTTGAAGCTTTAGGAACGTGGAACCTGTCCAGATTTGTCCAGAAGCTGCGGCGATATTTGTTGTCGGCTCGCTGAGTATCACGAATGTGCCAGCCGCAGTCGAAGTACCACTCAGCCGCAAATCTAGATAATCGATGCCGCTTTCCGTGCCTGTGCCTACGACTTGCGAGGCGATACCAGAAACGCTAGCCAAGACACTCCAATTCGTCGGCAGCGTACCCGGCGTACCCGCCACCGCACCCTGCATCGAATTGTTGCGGATGCTGTTGGTCTGCGCCCCCTCGACAAGCACGCCCTTGTTGGACCGGCGCAGGGTGTTGGACGGGACGAGCGTCCAGTTGCCCGACGTGTCGTCCACGTAGCCGCCGGAGGCGTTCGAGACCGAGATCGCCGGACCACTGTAGCGGTTATTGGCGAAATCGTAGTCCACCACGGCGCCCGGCGTGGGGAAGCCTCCCGCGCCGCCCAAGAACTGAAAGCCGGATCGGAATCCTCCGACGAAACCGCCCGGCCGGAACTGCTGAGCGGCAGCCGGCTGGACGGCGACGAGGAGGGCGAGAAGCCCGGCGATCAGCTTGCGCAGGTTCATCGGATGTATTCCGTCACGCGGCAGGACTGCGCGGTGGCCGTATAGGCCGTGATCGCGGTCAGGCTGGCGATCGGCGGGGTGTAGAGCGGAAAGGAGCCCGACGGGATCACCAAGCCAGCCGTGGTCGCACTGGTCAGAGCCGCGCCGGTGCGACCGATGCCGACCGGGGCCGCGCCGTCACACTGGATCTCCACGCCGATCCGGTTGGCGTTGGCGGCCACTAGCTGCGTCGAGGTGCTGGCCGGCACCGAGACTGCGGTCTCAACGATCTTGCCGGATGCGGCCGTCGGCGGCTCGAGGACACCGGTGGTGGTGGTGCGGAGGTCGCGCGTCGTCGTGCCGTCGCTGCCGCTGACGCGCACGGGGGTGCCGTTGACCGCCGCACCATTAGCTGCCTGACCGGCGTTGATGCTGGTGGACAGGGCCAGCAATCGGTCTCGGATTGCCCGCAGTGCGCCAACGATCGTGGTGTTTGCGCCGGAGATGGATGCTGGATCAGCCGACGTACCGGTAGCGGCGCTGATCGCCGCGTTCGAGGTGGAGACATTGCCGGTGTTGGTCGTGTTCGAGGTGACCTGCGCCAGAACTGACTGCTGCGTGGCCTCCAGGGCGAACGGATTGTTGATGCCGCCGATCAGGTTGGTGCCGGGCGGCAGGGGCGACCCGAGGGTGACGATGGCCTCGCGCACCGAGATGTTGGTGGCGACGGTAATCGTGCCGGTGCCGACCGTCGAGACGCGCACGCGCAGACCGGTCCGGCCCGACACACTCACCCGGGTCTGGCCGTCGGCTGTGCGGGTCGCCGCCGGGATACCGGTGCCGGCATTCACCTCGTTGACGCCCGTCCACGTCGTGCCGCCGTCGTTCGACTGCTCATAGGTGAGCGTCGCGCCAGAGGCGGTCAGGCCGGTGAAGGTGAAGCCAACGGACCCCTGACCGTTCAGCTGCAAGGTGACCGCGGCGTTGAGTGTGGCGGCATTCAGCGTCTGACTGGCGCGGACGTCCTGCTCTCGAGAGCCGGCGCTCGGTGAGGAGGTCACCGCGACCGGCACGCCGTTATTGATGCCTTGAATCGCCTGGGCCTGAGTACCGCTGGTGCCAGGTGGAGTCACGGACCCGGTCTGGGCACCCGACGACGCTGCCGAAGTGCAGAGGTTGCCGTTCTGATCCATGTACGGGGCATGCGGCTGATTGAGCGGCAGGCCCGACACCGAGCCACAGCTCGGTATGACGTACCCCAGGAAGGGCGACGTCTGTGACTTCGCAGGAGCTCCCAGGCAGGAGACCAACGCCAGCAGTAGCGCCAGCTGTGTTACAAGTCGACGCATCGTTGGCTCCCGCCTAGTCTAGTGTCAGTTCGTCCGGCCGGACAGTAGGGCACCGAGCCCGAGGTCTCCGAGCTTCCGGCGGTTGGCTGCCTCTTCGGCGGCCCGCTTGTCCGAGGCTGCGAAGTAGCCGGCAGTGATCTCGCCGAACGGCGTAGACGTCGCTGCCGACAGTCGCTCGGTCAGACGGTCGTGCTCGGTGCGCAGCGCGTCGCGACGTGAGACGGCGCGGGCGACCTCATCTTCGGCGTCACGGAGCTCGACGTTGAGGTCCTCGAGTGCGTCCTTGTCGTTCATCACCTTCCTCGTGCTTCTCCGGTCGGCTCCGGCCTTGACGTCCTCGAGCCGGTGCGCCTCACGCGCGACGGCCTTCTCGTTCTGACCCAAGTTGTTGGCCAGCTCCGGGTCGGGGTTGCGAGTGCCGGTCGAGCCGGGCGGGATCTCCCCCGACGCGTCGCTCAAGTCGCCCGAGCGCTGGATCGACTCGATGTGAGTCGTCGTAGCGCCCTCACCTTCGGCCGAGACGGCACCCTTGTCGGACTCGCCCTTCTCGGCACCGTGCTCGGTCTCCTCGCCCGTCGTGGAACCGGCTTGCTCGCCCTCACCCGACTCGGGATGCTCGGGGGCCTGAGGCTGCTCGACGTCGGTCTGGGTCTCGGGCTCGGCCTGGGTCACGGAGTCGACGTGCTGCTCCTGGGTCCCGGCGTCGGTCGCCGTGATGTCGCCGGTGGTGGCACTCTCGGCCGCCGGAGCCGGGGGCTCGGTCTGCGGAATCTCGGCCTCGTTGGCCGTCGTGCTTGATCTGCTGCGTGATGCCACGAGGGCCTCCTGTCTGTTGACGACGTGAGACCCGGCCTGAGCCGGATCCCGTGGTCGACTTCTACGCTCTCAGTCCCGTGCGTTCAGAACTCGCGGGACACGATGCGCGCGACGCGGAGGTAGCGGCGGTCGGGCGCGATCCGGCGCCAGGACGTGGCGGCCGCGAGGTTGCCCGAGGTGGCGGCGTTGGTCGGTCCGCCAGCCGGGGTACCCGAGCCGACGAAGGCCGTGCCGGGGACGTGGTGCGCCCACTCGACGCGGTCCCACATGACCTCCTGACCGCCGCCGTTGCCGGCACCGGGGACGCGCAGTGTCTCGTTCGGGACTTTAGCACGGCCGTTGCCGCCGAGGATGGCGGCCCGTCCGAACAGCCAGGTCTCGAAGACGCCAGCGGCCGGGTTGGGCAGCAGGCGGGAGACGATGACCTGCGAGTCCTGGTAGACCGGGATCTTACCGGACACCTCGGACGGCTGGATGAACGAGATCAGGTTCGCCTTCCGCGCGTTGGCGTACACGACGGGGTGCATAGCCATGAGCGTGAGCGAGTCCATCGCGTCGGACATCGTCAGCTGGGCGTCGATGAACGCGCCGCCGCCGAAGCTGGTCACGCCTGCCGAGAAGGCCGACCCCGACACGTCGCGGGTCATCTCGCCCTGAGTGTGGTAGGCGTCGGTCGCGGACGCGTCCATGGCGAAGATGCCCGACATGTGGGCGATCACGGCGCGCTCGCGGCGTGCGACCCAGTAGTCGGCGACCATGCCGGCGATCGTCTGCATCGGGTCGTAGCCGAGCAGCGCGGACACCAGGTCCATGTCCGACCAGGAGTTGTTCCGCGACAGTCGCACGGCGACCTCGGCGGCCTGGGTCGGCTTGTTGGGGACGGAGAAGACCGTCGGGTCGTCGGACGACACGTTCTCGACGTCCTGCACGTCGAGCTGGTTCCCCTTCGGCATGTTGACCGTGAGGCCCGGACCGTTGAGGAAGGCGTCCAGCGAGGGGTCCATGACCATCGCGCCGGACTGGATAAGCGGAGCGCGCTCGATCACGAGCCGCTCGACCATTGGGGTGAACACTGCCGGGACGACCACGTCCGCAATGCGAAGCACGCCGGTTGTCATGTCTCTCCGTTCCTACTCTCTTGACGCCCGGCGCGCTCCTGCCCCGGGACTAGGTTACGCCGACACTCGCGGTGCCGGCTTAGGTCCACCGATCGTGGTGCCGGCGAGACGGGCGAGGTTCGCGGCGAACTGCTCTCCCTTCTCGACGACGACCGCGCCCTGCTTGGTCACGTTCCAATGCTCGGCGCTGAACGGGTTCTCACCGCTCGACCGGCCCTGGTTACCCGTCCCGGAGGCTCCGCCGCCGGTGGGCTTCGGCACGAACGCCTTGCCCTCGTCGGTCTTGGACCACTCCTGAACGAACCGAAGAGTCTCGATGTCGCCGAACGCGTCGGTCTTGGCGACCGCCGAGAACTTCCCGTCTTCCTCGACGAACTCGATGACGCCCCGCTCCTTGAGCAGCGCGCGTGCTGCGGGCAGCAGCTCCTTCGCGACACCGACCTCGACCAGGGCGTTCGTCAGACCGTCGTCGACGGTGAAGCGCTTGATCGTGTTGAGGAGCTGAGCGTTGCGCGCGTCGCGCGCCGCGATCTCCTGGTCCTTGGCCTGGACTTCGCCGTTGCGCTTGCGCTCGAGCTCCGTCCGAAGGTCCGCGAGACGCTTGTCGACGTCCGGGCCCTTGCCGTCCTTGTTGTTCTGGTAGAGCTCCAGGATCTGCTCGGCGGTGAGGTCCTCCGGGATCCCCGAGAAGCGACCAGCCAGCGCGTCCAGCTCAGTCTTGAACTTGTCCTTGTCGCCCTTGACCTTGTCGTGGGCGGACTTCAGGTTGCGCACCAGCGGGTGCTGGTCGTAACCCTCCACGTCGAGCACGAAGCGCTTCCCGACGCCCGGGATCTCCTGCTCCTTGTACTCCGAATGCAGAGCTTCCGGGACGTCGTCCAGGTTCTCCAGCAGCGACTTGACGGCCATCGGCCGGTCTCCTCAGTGTTGTGGACCGGCCGTCGGCCAGTCCGGGATACCTGACACGTCGTGCCAGGAGCTCAGACGACCTCTCGGTCGTTCAACAGGCGGTGCTGGAGGATCGCGAGGGCGCCGACCAGCGACGGAAGACAGTCGTTGCTCGAAGCCGCCGTCATGACGGACATGTCGGGCATTATGCCGACAACCGCGACTGCCTTGATCTGGCCAGCCTCGGCCTGAGCCAGGGCGTGCCTTAGCGTCTCGACCACGTTCTCATTGACCTCAACTGGCCGGGTCTTGAGCTCGACGACTGTGCTCACTTGGGTGACTCCACCTGGAGGCCGAGAGCCATGCCGATCGCGAGGCCCCGCTCGAGTACCGACGTGGAGGACGGCATGATGGCGTTGAGCGTCGCGACGAGAGTCTTAGTGTCGCCGGCCTTGTCCTCCAGGACGGCCTGACGCGCTGCGACCGCTGCCGTGACGAGAGGGTCGGCCAGATGAGAGGAGTCGGCCTCGACTCTCTCCAGCAGTGCTCGCGATCTCGTGTCGGCGGTCGTCATGTGGTGCTCTGATGTGACGACGGCTACACTAGCCCGGCCCAGGTCTGATGTAAACAGGCCGTCTAGGCCCCTAGACTCGCCAAGGTCTTAGCCTCTCGAGACCTGAGCTCGGTAAGAGTGTAGGCCTCGCCGGACCGATCTACGAAGCGCTCGAGCTTGACGCCGCCGTCTCTCCACAGTTTCGCCTGCGTCGGGCCCAGCACGTCGTCCTGGACCTCCCGGGTCTGACGGCGCAGCCAAGTGTCGTAGACCTCTCGACGAGGTGCGGGCTGCCCGGCGAGCAGGCCAAGTATGGTGGACCTGCACGCCCAGTGAGCCGGCGGCCTCGGCCCCTGCCCGAGCTTGTAGACCTTGCCGTCGTTCGCCTGACAGGGACTCGACGTCGACATGTCTAGTGTCGAGCACCACTGCTCCCTGTCGAACACGGTCGGGTTCAGCTCGAACAGCGCCGTCTTGGCCAGTACAGTCGCGCGAGTCACGACAGTTCGGGTCAGGCCCTCGACGTTCGTCAGGGTACGTGAGAGCGGGCCGTCCCTGTACTTGAGCGCTCTGGTGCCGGTCACGGACGCGGCCAGCGCGTCACGGTCGACGTCGCCGTTGCCTAGAGCCGTCGTGAGGCGCTGGTAGACGTGCCTGTACGCCGCGTCTCCGACGTCGGCGCCCCAGGCCGACACCAGGCGCCCGCAGACCTGCTCTGATCGCAGAGACGCCAGCAGGTCCCCCACGGACGGGTGTGCGACACTGGTCTCAGCGACGGACCTGGCGGCAGTCTCCTGGAACTCGAGCTCGTAGTCGACGACGTCGTCAGCTCGAGCCAGCAGCTGTGAGGCCAGGTCTGACCCCATCTTGGTGGCCTGCGCGCGCAGGGGCTCTACCATTCGCTTTATCCGGGACTTGGACAGTATGACTGTCAGGTCAGTGTCCCGGACAAGTGACTCGACCTCGGACTGCAGTGTGCCAACCAGCGACCTGAAGTCGGCCGACATGGACGACACGAGCCTCGAGACCCCCACCTGGTGGCGGAGGTCGAGGTCGTACAGCCTCGTGTTGGCCCCGGGCCTCACTGGACCGTCCTGGACGGGGACGGTGTCGGCAGGCCCGTGGGCAGCGACGCCGGCTCCTTGGGCACGATGCCGTCCCGTGTGGCAGACATGGTCGGCGCGTTGCCCGTCTCGATGAGCCCGCGCTCGTCCTCGATGGTGCGCTCGATCGACGCGATGCCGCCGCGCTGCAGGTTCTCCTGCAGGGTCTCGAACGAGATGGCGTCCGCCTGCCACATCTTGACGAGCTCGACCGCCTGCTTCGGCGTCAGTGCCGCGTCGACGAAGTCCAGGTTGGGCGTGACCAGCACCTCGTCGGGATTGGCCCCGACCATGGTCGCGCAGTTCCTCAGCGACCTCTCGAGGCCCTGAGCTGCGGCGATCGCGACAGACACTAGGGTGGCACCTTGTGCCGCGAAGCGGATCTTGAGGGCCTCGGCCGCCTCGACTCCCTCCTTCATCGAGTCGAACATCTTGGCGCCCGCCACGACGGCGTTCTCGCGCTCGTCGCTGATCGCGAGGCGGTGTGAGGCGATGCCGACGCCCTTGGGGCCGACGTAGGCCGCGGTGGCGCCGAGGGGCAGGTTCAGCACGACACCCGCGCCGATCGCGTCTGGCTTGCCTTCGGCACCGGAGATGATCAGAGTCTCCTGGCCCGTGTTGTACAGCTGATGGCGGTAGTCCGCGTCGAGACGAAACATGGCGAGCGACGACCGCGCGACACCGATGAGCGGCGGGGTCTCTGGAGTGACCGACAGGTCCACCGACGTGAACGTCACGAGCGGTATGAAGTCCAGAGGCTTACCGCCGCGCACGGTGGGCGTGATAGCTGGCTCGGGGCGGTCGCCGTTGTAGACCTGCTGAGTGTAGACTCTGCCCCTCAGGCGCAGCACGCGGTGGCGGACCTTGTCGACCCAGGTGAACTCGTCCCCGCTGTCCTGGGTCTTCGTGGACTCGTCGAGCACGAACATGTCGCACTCGGGGCTCCAGTTGATGAGAGACTCAGTGACGTAGCCCGCGAGGTACGGCACGTCTGAGCTGTCGTCGAAGTCCGGCAGGAGGCTGTAGCGACCCGCGATGAGCAGCTCACGGGTGACGCGCTTGTGGAGCGCCTCGAGAGACAGGCCGTCGCACGTCGCGCGCTCGTACAGCGGCTCGAGCGCCTTGGGCAGCTTGATGACGGACTCTTTTCGGTGGATGAGACCCACCATACCAGTGATGGTCGGCGCCAAGATCTCCGGGAACTGAGCACGGGTGATGTACATGCGATACAGGTAGTACCCGTCGTCCGCCTGGTAGCGGAAGCCGTCGGGGATCGGCAGGTACTCTGAGACGTACTGGAACCGCGCTGTCGTGCCCACGACGACGACGGCCTGACGTGGGACCTCGTCCGGCGCTACGTCGTACGGGCCGGTGCCGGTGACGTCCTGGGTCTTGGCCACGGCGTAGGGCTGGCGCAGGAGGCGCTGCGAGCGGGCCTTGACCGCGGTCTCACCCCGGACGCAGTCGCGCATCTGCTGCCACTCCTCGACGCGGTCCTCGTAGTCGGGGTGCTTGCTGTCTACTGGCACGAGTCGCCTCCTACACGGCCGACGTGGTGAGCCGACGGACCTGAACTGGGAACTCCTTGACTACGTAGTAGCCGAGGGCGTCCGATATGTGGCTGAGCCTGCGGTCAGCCGCCTTGTCTACCTCGCCCGACCCGCCCATGAGCAGGCGCACGCCCTCGAGGTCCTTGATGACGTTGGGCGCCTGAACCGGGTCTACCCGCATCCTGAAGTGCCCCGACGTCGTCATCAGTCGGGTGTTCATCGCGTTCAGTCGAGCGCGCTCCGGCGGGTTGGCGGGCGGGACCTTCATGACGAGTCTCTGACCGAAGGCCGCTCCCAGGTCTCGACGGACGATGTCCCAGTCTGAGCCGCCGACCTTGGCGGTGCCTCGCGCGCCGCCGGTCGCGTCGCCGTAGACGTTGACGAGGCCCCGGTGCTTGTTCCAGTCCTGGACGACTTTGCGGCACACGGCCGGTGTGTTCGAGTTCCTCGGGATGTGGACCTCACCTATAACACCTGTGCCGGTCGTCCCGTCCTTGAAGCGGACCTCCTGACAGATCACGGCGACACCCGGCTCGACGTTGAAGTCGAAGCAGACGGCGATGTCGCGGCGGTCGTCGTAGTAGTTGTAGACCCGCTCGACGTTGGTCTTGTCGTCGAAGGCGTAGTACGCGCGGCCCTCGAAGTTGACGAAGCTCGCCTCATACTCCTGAGAGAACGTCAGCGGGTCGAGGTCGAGCCTCGCGGCCTCCACCTCCTCCGGGGCCAGGATGTCGACAGACTTCCACGTGAAGGCACCCCACCCACTCCTGTCGCCCTTGGCCTCCATCTCGGCCTGGGCCTTGCGGTAGATGTCGTAGTAGTGGTTGCGGCCCTCAGGCACCCCGATCAGGTCGCACCAGCCCATGCGGTCCGACAGGGCGGGTCTGACGTGGGCCGTCCAGGCCTGCTGCTTCATATTCGCGAACTCGTCGAGCACGCCGCCGTCCCACGGCTGACCCTCGACGCGCTCCGGGGAGTCCATGCCGAGCACGTGGATCTCGGCGCCCGTCACTAGGTAGATGATCAGGTCAGACTCCGACGGCTTACCGTCCTTGAACTGGTCGGGGACCATGTCCTTGAGGTCCTGCCAGTAGATGCGCTTGGCCTGGTTGAACGTGGGCGCCGCGGCGAAGAACCTGGCGTTACGGAAGCGACCGCCGCGCAGCGCCCTCTTGATCAGCTTGCGCTTGGCCGTCTCGGTCTTACCAGACCGTCGTCCGGCGGGCACGACGTTGAACCGATGAGGCGAGTTCCAGTACGCCGCCTGGATCGGGTGGTAGCGCAGCGGCGTCCATCGCGGCGTGAGGGCGCTCACCGGCGACCTCCGGGAGACTTCCGGGACCCGGCCTGTGAGTCTGTACTGTGAGAGCCCGGGTCCTGGCTGTCGACGGTCCCTGTCACGACTGGATGTGTCCTGGCTGGTGCTCTGACGAGCCCTGGACCCTAGCACGAGGTCGGGGGTCTGTAAACTGACTGTAGCCGCGCGAGCGCCGCTGCGGGGAGCAGCAGCAGGGCGGGGAGCGGGAGGCGGGTCACGGCTTCAGCAGCCCTTGAACAGCCTTCGCGTAGATCGGCGCGAGGTACGCGTAACCGAGATCGGCTGGGTGCAGGCCATCAAAGTACAGGCTGGTATTGCTCAGCGCGGACAACGCACCCATCGTCGGATCGGCAGCGATGTCAGCTAGGGCATCGCATACTCCAGCAGCTCCGTAGCTGCCACCGGAATTGGCTCGGATCAGCGTGTTATAGTTCTGCCGCTCCGTCTCCGCTGAGCTGGTGAAGTTGAAAGGAAGCACCGTCGCGCACATGACCTTGAAGCCGGTCGCATGCGCCATGTTGATATATTGGGTCAGCAGCGCGTAGGTCGCCGCGCCTGTCGCATTATTTGTTCCCAAGTCATTCGTGCCGGCAGCGATGCTCAGGATGTTATTGCGAGCTGCGGCTCGATACATCGCCCCGGCATAGGTCGGATATGCTGAGATCCGCCCAGAAACCGTGTCTCCGTAGAGCGCGGTGTCGTAGACACGCATCGGGGTGTTGAGCAGGCCGAGCGCCTTGCGCGGCATATTCTGGAGCGCCGTTGAGCCGTAGCCCTCCGTGATGCTGTCGCCGTCCACGACCCAGACGTCCTGAACGTGAGGCGTCAGATTGAACAATCGTGTCAGCGAACCGCGGAGATTGAGCGTGTCCGTCGCCGACAGGCCGCGCGCGTAGATCACGACCGCCGAGAGTTCGGCATACCCGGTCGCACTGTTCCCGGACGCAGAGATTGAACCGATGAAGCCGCCAGCCATCGTGTTAGCGGCTTGCGGCGAGTAGGCGTTGTAGGAATTGCCGCTGTAGACCTGCTGAGCGGTCGAACTGGATGTCCAGCCCATAACCTGCTCAGTCAACGCGGGAGATGCCGTGCGATACGCTGCACCATAAAAGTAGGTCAGCGCCTGACCGGCCGTGGCACCACCGACCGCGTTGGACGACAAGGTTTGCGTGAAGCTCGCGTTGGTGAGCTGCGCGAAGGCGACCGCGCGACGGCTGGAATAGGCGCGTCCGACCACGAACAGGCTGTCGGCGTTCGCGGTGGCGGTCACGCCCGCCGGCAGCGTCAGGAACTTCTGCGTCGTCGTTCCGCCATTGATGACGCTGTCGAAGATGATCGACGGCACGCCCCCGGTCTGCACATCGGCCCGGATGGTCGGCTGGTTGGTCGCCGTCGTCTGCGTCGCGTCGAGGGTAGAGCCACTCTGATCGTACCACTTGGACACGTAGCCCAAGCCACCGCCGATCACCTTGACCAGCGCCGCGATGTCGGGCTGGCCGTTGATGAACTTGATTGTGGTCGCCGTTCCGCCCGCCGTAGCGGACACGTCGATCCAGTTGCCGTTCAGCCAAGCGACGTTGAGGGCGCGGTTGCTATAGGCAGCGAGCGGCGTCGCGGCGGCGTCAGTCGGCAACCCCTGCGCGGCCGAGATCGGCTGCCAGACCGCCTTGCCCACCGTGACTTGGAGGGCTTGGTAAATCGTGCCGTTGAAGTTCCAGAGATGCCCAATCGCATAACCGGATGAGAGGTCGTCGGTCGCAGTTGGCGCCCGTTGGGTGACGGTTTGCGACGGGCGTGACGCTAGGGCCGCTGAGAAGCTGGTCGTCGAACCGTTTGGCAGCGTCAGCGGAGTGTTCGCGCCGAACGGCGGCAGACTAGCCCCCGCAGCCCACGCCACAACCGGCATCAGGCACAGGAGCGCCGCGAGGGAGCGGAGGAGCTTCATCGGATCAGTCCTGATACGCGGCGATCTGGGAGCCGGTGGGCCCGTAGACCCGCACGCGGCCCTCGAAGGTCGAGGACGACCACCCGCCGCCCTGCTGACCCGCACCCGTGCCTGCGAGCAGGACGGTGGTGACGTTGTTGCCGGCCCCGTCGTCACGCACGACCTGAATCGTGTTGGCCGACTGGTTCTGCACCTCGACAAATGCCCTAGTAGGCGTAGCCGGGATGGTCTGAAGTAGCACGTAACCAGGAACCGGCACTGCTGCGGCGTTGACAGAGAAGTCCGCACCCGTTGAGCCCCGAGGCACCACCCTGACCGTCAGGGGATTGGACGGGACGCCCACGGCCTGGCCTGTCGTGGGGTCCACTAGCGCGTGCTTGGTGAGCTTTACTCCAGACAGGTCGAACGACCCGAAGGTCTGAGTGGCACCAGCGCCGTCCCTCACGACATAGTCGGCCAGTGCTGGACTGGTCAGGGCCACGAGCGCAGCCACAACAGCGACAAGTCTGTGTCTCACCTCAGGTCTCCAGATCTACAAGGACGGCAAAAGACCGCTGTTCCTCGCGTTGACGAAGTCGAGCACTGAACCTAGTGGTGACGGGACAGTACTGAAGAACGCGGCCAACTGAGCCGCAGGCACCACTATCGTTGTGGCGTCCCGCCGTATGGTCACGACGTCACCGTCCAAGTATGTACCAAGACTAGGGTAGGTACCCGGTGTCGCCGGTACGACCTGAGAGAGGAGGAGCAGGTACGACGCTTGGTCGATAGTCAGGTCGACCACCTCGCCGACCTTGGCGAGTCTGTCTGAGCGACCCGAGGGTACCCAGACCCCGTCTACTGCCACGACGTACTGCGGCATGTGCCCTCCAGAAGGTGGAGAGTAGACTAGCCTAGACCCCGGCTAATGTAAACCTACAGTCCGGCGACCTCAGCGTGGTCGAGCCTGGCGACCTGCTCCTCGTCGCGGACTAACACGTCGTCGACAGGCACGCGGAGGACGAGCAGCCTACCCATCTTCCTGAGCTCTAGTAGCTGCGGGCAGCGGCCTACCGCGAGCCTCATGCAGCGCTCGTGCATGAGCGCCTCGTCCATCGGCACGACGGCCGTGGCGTCCTCGGGACGATCTACGGGCCTTCCCTCGGCGTCGACGGGCGTCGAGACGCACAGGAAGACCAGGTCTCCGGGGTTGTGACAGACGCCACAGACCTGACAGGCCCGGGTGTCGAGCAGCGCCAGCTTGCGGGCCGCGTCCATGTTCGACAGGTTCTCGGGCGGGGACACCCAGGGCACGGGCCAGCCGCCGACTGTCGGGCGGGGCCACCCCGGCTCGGTGAGGGGAGCCTGAGGCTCCACGAAGTGAGGGGTCTGGCGGGGCATCAGTCGACCTTGGCGTAGAGCGTCAAGCCGGGCCGCACGAACTCCGCGACGTAACCTGGGTAGCGGCCCAGGTACTCTAGGGCGGCGCGCACGCGAGGCTCGGGCAGGTCGACCCTGGCGGCGACCTCAGCGGGCGTGTACCTCAGCTTCGTACTGGCGTAGGCGGCGAGGTCCGCCGCGACCCTGTTCCTGATAGTACCGTCGAGTACCACGAGTGCGTCTCCTCTGTACTCGACCACCGTACAGCGGGACTAGCGGCGCGTACACCGCTATTTGCATGTTGTTTCAGCGTAGCCGCGTCAGTCGGCCTTCGTGAAGTCGACGTAGAACTCCTCGCCCTCCTTGAACTTCCCGAGCAGCGCCGGGTTCTGGACCGCCATGACGAGCGTCGCCATCGGCGTGAACTTCGAGAACGTGCTGTTCTCGTCCGTGCCCGACTCGTCGTATTGCCCGCTCTTGCCGACCGCCATGAACGTCAGGTTCTCCTGGACCCCCGCGGTCGGGGTCTCCACCTTGATCAGCTTGAGCTTCGCTCGCATCTCGGCCATGTCGTGGTCTCCTATGGTTGGGAGGTCACCCTAGCACGACCTCCCGTGCGACGAGACGTGGCTACCTGCGGACCGCCTGAGTGCGGACGAGCACCGCGTCGGGGACCTGGGCTGCAGCCTTGAGGCCCTCGGGCAGGGACGGGAAGGCGTCGACGCCGTACACGTCGCGAAGGCGGGCGAGCGAGATGAACGCCGTGTCCGGCTTCTCGGCGTTGTCGACGAGCCAGGCTCCCACGACGACCTTGTTGTCGAACGTGTCGCCCGGCACGTAGACGGCCTTGAAGAGCTTGGTCGGCACGAACGTCTCGCCGACCTTACTGACGTCGCCCCAGTACAGCGGCCCGGTCACGACGTAGCCCCTGCCGTCGGCGACTGGCACGACGAGCGACCGCGTGGCCTCCTCGATGCGCGACCACGGACCGCGGTTGTTCTGAGAGGCCTGCGGGACCATGTTCGCCATCGAGAAGCTCTGGCGCATCGCCCGGGCGGTCGACATGTCGCCGGCGGGGGCCATGTGGCCGCGGTCGTAGCCTGTGCCGTAGAACTCGGTCACGGACGGCTGGCCCCTGCCCTCGAGGCGCGGGTCCTCGTGGAAGTCGTTCGTCCGCTCGGTGAAGGCGCGCAGCTTCTTCGCGTACAGGACCTCGACGGCGTACTTCGGGTTCCGACGACTCGGCTCCCACAGGTCGGCGAACTCGTCGTTGCAGAGCTCGACGACGTCGGGTGGAGTGGGAGTCGGCCACTGTCCGTCGAGGTACTTGTCTGGACAGGCGGCGCCCGCAGGTGAGCGCAGGAAGGCGAAGAGAAGTCCGAGCAGCATGACGGTGCGGTAGTTCACGACGACGTCCTCCGGTGTGACTGACCGAGGATACAGCGCCGAGGGACGGAAGTAAAATGACTTCGACGTCATCTGCCGCGACGCGTGCCGTTTACTTGACGTGCGACGTGTCGTAGGGTGGTGTCGTACAGAGGAGATCGACGTGCACATCGTCAAGGTTACGTTCCGTAATCGCAACGACTTCCACTTTGAGGCTTACTGCCGTCACTGTGGCAAGACTAGCAGGCACGGGGACGGGTACGCCGACGCCTACTACCAGGAGAAGGTGTTCCCGGCCCGGCACTGCGAGCACTGCGGCAAGAATGAGACCGGCGCCGTGTTAGTCAAGGTCCTAAGCGACTCCACCCGAGACGCCCTCACCTACGCTAGGTCCGCCGTCAACAGTGATACTCTCGACTGGACTGCGGTGGGCGCGCTCAATGTCGCCTGCCGTCACGGGTTTATATTCGCATAGGAGGTAACGATGGCCACCAGGATCTACAAGTACCGAGTCCACGTCGGGGTGTCACTGAGCGTGCCGGGCCTCGTCAAGGTCCTCATGTTCGGGTCGCAGGGCGCCGAGGGCCTGTTCGTCTGGGCCGAGGTTACTGACGGTATACCTACTTCAGTGGTCCGAATGGACGCCGTGCTTACAGGACCCGTACGTACAGTTGTCCTCGACGTCCTACCCACGGGAGCGGTCGTGCCGCACGGCGCCAAGCACTGGGCGTCATGTCAGGAGGGCAACGGCAGCTTCGTGTGGCACCTGTACGAGAGGGCGTCGTCGTGAGATTAGTCGCCGACGACCCCACGTCCACGTGGGTGTGGAACGTCTACACCGAGGTCCTAGACCCCTCGACGGGCGGCGCGTATGTGCCGTCCCCGCGCGACTGCGTGACGTCCGCGAACTACGCCGCAACGTCCGACGAGGTGGCTAAGTCCAGTAGGCTCCGCGCGGCCGGTGTCGGCTACCGCGTCGTGTACAGGCCGTGGCATCCCCGCAACAGGGCGCTCAACTACGAGCGGAACAGGCTGCAGTCCGAGTTGAGGAAACTGGCGTAGTGACCCGCGTGACGCTGACCGACCAAGAGCGGGCCGATCGATCCGCGACGATCCACGGGCCGACGCTGGTCCACCTGCTGAGGTGCGTGGAGCGCGGGCACACGAACTTCGTGTTCGCGTACAGCGAACTCGTGCAGACGTTCCCGGACATACGGAGCTCGGACGTCGGTCGGCTGGCCTCGGTCCTCGGGCCGGGCTGGGGCGTGCACGTCAGTATGAGGCACGTGCTGACGTTCACCGGCGAGAAGCGCGACGGTGTTCGGCAGCTGAGGAGACTACTCGAGGGGAGGGAGTGATGGGCGGAGAGCCGAGGTACGCGCTGTTCGGCGGTGTGAACAAGAGGTCTCCCGGCGAAGACCCGTACGCGACTCAGCTGATCGCGACGTACCTGACTTCGTGGGAGGCGCAGGACCGGGCGGCGTACGGCAACAGGCACGGCGTGCGGCTCAGATGGTACGCGGTCGTAGACCTCGACGTTGGTGAGGTCGTGGCTCGGGAGGACTGGTGATGGACGCCGAGGCGAGGTACAGGGTCGTCGAGGGCTCGCAGAGCGCGCACTGCTGCTTTGAGGCGACTGTCGTGGACACGACGAGACCGCTCATGGTCGCCGGGGAGCACTACCTCGGGCGGTTCGAGGAGGTCTGTGAGTGCTTTGAGGTCGAGGACGCTGAGCTGATAGCTGCGGCGCTGAACGCGACGAGGAGTAAGTGATGGCGCTGACACTGATAGCCGTGGCTCCCGAGGCCGAGCCGAACGCGGACGCGACCGTGCTGCGGGTGCCTGAGGGCCTGGACCTAGGGCCGAGGTGGGTGGACCACGAGAGGGCGGTCGCGAGCTACGTGCCCGAAGAGTGGTTCCTGTGCGCCGTGACCCAGGAGTACAGAGAGCGCGACACCTGCTTCCACATGTCGTGGCTGCACGCCGCGCTGTACGACTACGCGTGGCCACCGTACAAGTACGTCGAGGTCGGGGCAGCTAGGGCCTTGGCCCGCGACATGTGGTCGATTGTGGCGAGGCGGTGCGGGATGTACGACCCTGCCCGCAAATTAGTTGCAAATTAGTCCACGAAGCCGTGCATGTAGGCTAGTTGCAAATTATGTGAGAGGTAGAGCCAGGGCTGCACCCCGGCGGGCCGCTCGCGGCGAAGGGGCCCCCTTTGCGGTGACGTTGTCACGTCGCGTGGCTGTGACGTTGTAGCGCCACAGCCCGAGGGCCCAGACCTCAGAACCACATGCGGGTGAGGTAGTGGCCGCGGAACTGTATACAGAAGCGGTGGGCCTCGGCCAGGGTGGCACCGACCAGGACGTGGTCGCCGGTAGAGACCTGGATGACTACGTAGCGGTCGGGCATGGTGGGCTCCATCAGGTGGTCGGCGTCGCTCAGCCGATGATTCACAGTACGTCGTGACGGCAGCCGAGTACACCAAAAAGGTGAGGTCCGGCGCACTTTTTTTTCTCGCGCAGAGGGACACGCCAGGGGCTCGCCGACCGGGCCGTGGATCACCGTCCACGGCCCTTGGTCGGAGGTCCCTGCGCCTCAGCGTGCGCGACGAGGGAAGGGCTTCCCGCAGTAGCGGTACTCGCTGTCGACCTCAGCCTTGCTGCAGTCGAACCTGGCCGGGTCGGCCGACGGCACGGTCGCACCGCTGCAGTACGCCGCCATCTTCGCGGTGGCGTAGGGGTTGTGGCTGAGGTCGCAGCTGTTGATGCCGCCGTCAGGGTTGAGGACGAACGCGCGCTCGGATGCGGCTGCGGGGATCGTGGCCAGGCCGAGGGCGAGGCAGGCGACGCGGGCGAGGATGGTGATCACGGTGGGCTCCAGGGCTGGTCGGGTGTCGCTCACCCGATGAAGTAAGAGTATCTCGTCTCGACGAGCGTGTACACAGAAAAGGTGCCGCTCGCCGCATTTATTTTCGCGCACTGAGAGGCCAGTGGGTCAGGCCGCCCGCTTGTAGGTCAGGGCCAAGCGACGCTGGAGCTTGTAGGCCCTGGCGAGGTCGCCCGACGTGACGGCGGTCAGGGCAGCCACAGCCATGTCGAGGGTCCCGACGTTGAGCTGGAGCGCGCAGGACACGGCGGCCTGGCTCTCGAGCAGGACCTTGGAGGAGTAGGCGTGCTCGCCGTTGGCGACTGCCGTAGCGGCACGACGACTGTGGCCGGCGGCGACCTTGAGGGCGGCGGAAAGGTGGGTCATGGTGGTCACTCCCAAGTGGGTCGGGCGTCACTCGCCCGATGATCCTTTATACGCCGTGCGGCGGCCCGTGTAAACAGGCCTGCCGAACTTATTTTCGCTCAGCTGAAGAGACGACGCGTGCCGTTGCGCCAGAGCAGCTCGGCGCGAGCCGCCGCCTTGTAGCCGCGCCACTTGCGGTGGGTGGACTCGAGGATGAACTCGAGGAACGCCGTGGTGTGCAGCCTGCACTCACGGGCGATGGTCTCGTTGGTGGTGGCCATGGTCGTCTCCCGTGTGGGTCGGGCGTGTCTCGCCCGATGGTCCTTTGTACGCCGATGCGGCAGGTTTGTAAACATCCTGCGGCAAACTATTTTCTCGCGCTAGGAGCCCCGTAGCGCGCGGCAGCGACGCACCCATCGCGCGTGATCGACCTGCGGAACGCGCGCACTCGGGCCCTCCGCAGAGGACCCGAAGACACGGCGAAGACTACCGGACGCGCTTGATCTTCTTGACGACCGTGTTGCGGACCTTGGCGATCGGACCCGCCTGCTTGCGGGCGTGCTCACCAGACTCGGCCTCGACGACCTCGATCGGGCCATGCTCGAAGAACACTCGGAACTGTGCCACGAATACCTCCTGAATACCTAGGACTACCTGCTGGTGAGGGGGATCACTCCCCCTCGTCTTCGCTCTGCTCGGCCTCGTCTTCGGCCACCTGGTCGAGCTCCGCCTCGGCCTCAGCCTCGGCCGCCTCGTCCTCGTCTCCGTCGACGTTGTAGCCGGCGAAGATCAAGCCGAGCTGCTCCATCTTGGAGCGGTAGTAGGCGAAGAGCACGTGCGGCTCGATGACCGTCTTGACGAAGCCCGTGGACACCGCGACCGTCGCGATGGAGACGCCCTGCTGGGCCTGACGCGCGTCAGAGATGCCCCGCTCGACCATGAACTTCAGGAGGAGCTGGACCTGCATCGGGGCCTTCGCGACGCGGCCCTCGGTCTTGGCGGCCTCGTAGGCGGGCAGGGACACGTAGTAGAACTTGCGGGCCCACGGCGTGTTGAGGTTGGAGCCGCGCCGACGGACCGGCTTGCCGGTGACCTCGGCCTTGATCTCTGCGGCCGTCTCCTTGGCGGCGTCGGAGACCTGCTGGATCATCTCGCGCTGGGCCACGGCGACCTCGAGGTCGGCCTTGGACATGTCGTGACGGCCCGTGATGCCGAGGGCCTTGGCGCGGGCGAGGAGGTCAAGCTTGGTCATGGTCTGGTTTCCTTTGGCTGGTCGGGTGTCGCTCACCCGATATGATGAACTTAGTGCGGGGCGGCGAGCATGTACACCGTGAAAGTGAGGCTCGCCGCAACTATTTTCGTGCGACTAGATCACGCCCCAGGCGATCGCGCAGGCGACGATGGCGGCCAGCGTGGCGAAGAGGACGAAGGCCTCGACGAGGGTCTGCTTGGTGGTGAACTTGGGCTCGGTCACGACGCTCTCCGTTTCTGGTCGGCCGCGTTGCAGCCGATGATGTACCTTACGCCGAATCCGCGGTCCTGTAAACAGGCTGCGGCAAGTTATTTTCCGCGCAGAGGAGCCCGCCAGCGCGTGCGAGCGACGCGCCAATCGCGCGCGACGGGCCTGGCTGCGCGGCCTGCTACGGCGCGACGTGCGCAGGGTCTTTTTCTGCAAAATTTTGCCGCATCCCTGTTTACACGATGGCCGTGAAATGGTACTCTTAGATCAAGGAGAACGAACATGACCCACATCACCTACACCCTCAAAATCTTCGAAATCCTCCCCAACAACAAAACCGACTTCATCACCTCAATCGACATCCCCAACCTCTCCAAAATCCCCGAAATCATCATCGAATTCCAAACACTCTTTCACGACCTAAACCTCAAATTCGAAATCACCCAATAATCGAAAACCGGATCCCTAACCGGATCCGGCCTTACTCTATCTCCATTCCGGAGGTCGCTCATGGTCGATCGGCGGCGTGCGATCGCGCGATGGATCAGCGCCCTCGAGCCAGCCACGACGCGCCTCTGCGCGCCGCAGCCGTGCCTCGGTCAGTCCTCGAGGTCGACCCGCTCGACCGTCCAGAGCTGGTGGTCACCAGACTTGGCCGACTTGACGAAGCAGGCCACGTTGCGGTCCGACTCGGTATTACCGTACCACTCGAGAGGCTGGACCGGACCGTCACCGTACATATACGCGAACGCCGTCCGGTTGAGGTCCTCGGCCTTAGCCTTGGCCCTCGCCTCAGTGCTATGCAGTGAGACCGCGTCGTGCCGCTCGAAGCGGCCGGAGTCGAAGTTCGTGAGGGTGAGGACGAAGTAGGGCACGTCGGTCTCCAGATCTGGTCGGGCGTGTGTCGCCCGATGACGTAAGTATACGCCGTCTTGCCGCTCATGTAAACGGCAAAAGTGAGCCTTTGCCGCACTTTTTCGCGTAAAAATTGGCGCAAGGCTGTTTACAAGCCGCGGCTTTCGGCATAGAGTGGCTCATCATCGAGGAGACGAACGACCATGGCCACCCAGACCGAGATCAACGAGATCGTCAAAAAGCTCCGGGCCGAGCGCGCCGCCAAGGCCCAACCTGTCGACAGGGACCTCCTCGAGCGTCAGCGGAACGCGCGAGTCAACACGGTCATGCGGTCTGGTCTGTCTCAGCGCAATCGCGCGTGACGATGTCGCGCCCCGAAAATAGTTGCGTCGGGGCGCACTCTTGTGTGTACGCGACGCGGCTCGCGGGGTAAGTTAGATCATCGAGCGAATGCGCCCGACCTTCACAGGAGCAAGTCATGTCCCAGTTCGTCCTCGTCCGGAACTTCTTCGAGGGTCGCAAGCTCGAGACGACCAAGGTCGTCGGTATCTTCACCTCACTGACAGACGCTCAGGCGCGCGCCAACGAGCTCGTCAAGGAGACCCGCGACGACATGGAGTGGGAGGGCGACTTGGAGAAGTGGGAGTGGGACGACCACACGTCTCAGTGGACCACGACTGACTTCCCGCCGGACGACATCCACCATCGTTACATCATCGACACACTGTAACCGAAAATAATTACCGCCGGGCGCACTTTTCGGCGTACATCCGGCGGCGAAAGCGGTAAGGTGTCTTTATTGGGTGAGCGACGCTCCCCGATTCACCGCCGCGCCAGCCCTTCCTGCCGGGACTTGGGCCAGACAGACACGAGCCCAGGTCCCCGGCCAGAGTGCCTGCCTCGACGCGCAGAGGGGCCTGCAGAGGCAGGAGAGCGACTAGCTCCATCGCGCGCGATCGTCTAGCGCCCGCGGCGTCCTACGGGGCTCCTCTGCGCTTGCGCGCCCAGTACCGGCGGAGCCTCACGGTTCGCTCCGCCTCCTCCTCCTCCGGAGTGAGCTCGACCTTGGGTCTCGGTACGACGGGGACTGGGTTTCGGACTCCGACGCGGGCCTGCAGCTCGCCGACGAAGTGGCGCGACGCGTGGACGTACTCGTCCGTGGCGTGGAACGCGAGGTAGGCCTGCTTGTCCGAGAGGACCCGCACCCCGTCCGGGACCTTGCGCGGCACGACGGTGGTGGCTGCGGCTATGGCTGCGAGGTCCGCGGTACTGGAGCCTATGCGCGGGGGCGGCCGGTCTAGGACCAGGCCCTCGACGTTCTGCTTGTCCTTGTTGAGGTACGCGGGCCGCCGGCTGCGCCTGAAGCTCATGGGTCCTAGGGCCTACCGGGGCTTGTCCCTGTCAGGTTGACCAGGGAACTGGCCGGACTGTCAGGGCGTGTTCGCGCCCCGACCAGAGAGGTGCGGAACTAAGCCCTAGGGGCTCTAGCTATCATGATCGACACCCCGACAGAGACGACCATGACTGGGGCGAGGAGCGGATGGTCCGCGACCCAGTTAAGTATAGGCAGAAGTGCGTCAACCACGAGCTCTACTCCTAGTTTACCGTGTCGGTGGCGAGAGCGCTGTCGAGGTTCGGTCCTCGGTGCGCGGGGTCCGATTCTCGAGCGTAGCCGCCCGCGACCTCGATCTCGTTGAGCGCGTCGATGATCTTCTGCGCGGTGCTCGTCGGGTCGTCAGTGTCGGTCATCTTCGGCACGAGCTTAGGATGCACGTACGGGGCTGCGTCACGCGCGGCCACCTGAGCGTTGGCGTAGCACAACGTGACGAGGTTGTGGTTGATGTCGTCCTCGGTCAGCGGCAAGTTCGTGACCTCGTCGATCTCGCCGACGCGCTTGAGCTCTCGACGCGCTCGGCCAAGATGGTAGTGCATCGCCTCTAGCATCACCTCAATCGGGAGCACGCCCATGGCCTCTGCGATGCGGGCTGCTTCCTTCTTGCGCGAAGTTGGTGAACCGGGCTTTGTCGTGACAGAAGATCCGGCCATAACAGAACTTTCCCAGAGAGACCGGGTGAAACCGCGGCGTTGACGACTACAGAGCCATCTCGGTCTTTGAATTACGGGTACTGAGGAGAAGATACACCAGCCTTGTCCTCCTGTAAACCGAGCTATGAGGCGCGACGACGCTAGGTCTGGAGGCGCCTCTCCGAGCGACACTCCCGATGTCGGAGCTAGGGGCTGAGGGTTATAGTATTATTGTATTATTGAATTTAATAATATAATAGCTCCAACCCCTAACCCTCTGCTACCACCTGTGACACCGTCGAGCACACCCCAAGAGTTGCACTCTATTAAATGGCAATTGTTCAATAATACATGTCACGACAGCCTAAGTGATTGACAACAAACCCATAATTGTTAAGGCCCGAGGCCCGAGATCCAAGGCCCGAGATCCACTGCACCCAAATATTACCCCGAGCTATACTAACTCCAGTCAATTATATCTGCCGTGACCTACCAAATATGACTGCAATCGCAGTAACATTTATCTGGTAACCTATCATTTATGACTGCAGTTAGTCAGTCAAGTTTGTCTGCCGTCTCAACTCTTGCTCGAGACTCAGGACACCCGTGGACAGGGCCGTCTGTCAAATGTGTCACTCAGCCTTGTCTTCGGCCAGTTTACTTCATGACTGGACGGGTCCATATTTGACAGGTCATCCACTACCGAGGTCGTCGAGTGACTAAGAAGTTCGACCAGTTTGACAGGCTCGTCGCCCCAGGGCAGCACGTCTTCATACCTGGCGTGAGGCCGATGCGGGTCTCAAAGCTGGCGAAGTCTAACGTCAGGCGTCGCCTAGGGCCCAGGGCCGTGGTCGTCTCCGCCTACATCTCCGAGATAGACTCCACGTTCGTCGCGCTCGCGTACGTCCCGACGACAGCTCCAGTCAGTACCCCAGAGCCGAGGTCCGAGAGCTACGAGCTGACTGAGGACGACCTCAAGCGCATGGAGAATGTCGCCGCCATCAAGGTCCGCAACAAGAACCAGGAGCCTGAGCCCGACGAGCCCGACGAGTGGGAGAAGCTCGACGGTCAGTTCGGCAGTAACGAGGAGTAGTCGGCGATGAGGACGATCGAGGAGATAGCGCCACGCCTGCGCTACTGGCCCCAGGGCCAAGGGCCGAAGTTCTTCGTGCACAAGGACGACCTCAACGACCTGATGCCCTACCTTAGGGGTCTGTGTCGTAAGTACCCCCACGTCGGTACCCACTGGCCTCTGATCCACATGCCTGGTGAGGGGTGGGGCCACGTCTTTGGCCCCGACGACGACGTCGCGCTCGACAAGGAGATCTCCGCCAAGTTCGGCGTGCCGCCGTCTGTAGGTGCACCCGACGCGAGTGGCTTAGGACCTGAGGCGTCCCGAAAGCGCCCCAAGGACGACGTCCCCGTCAACTACGGCCGTGGACGACCTGAGAAGTACCACTTTAAGTCGCTCGAGAAGATCGGCGACAGCTTCCTAGTGCTCGACGGCAGCCTGCCACACATTCGGTCTGCGGGATGCAAGTACATCACGCGCTACCGCCTTGATGGCGTCGCCAAGTTCGAGTACATACGCACCCGAGTGGGTATTCTCGTCGTCAGGACGGTGTCCGAGGACGACTCCGTGTCAGACAACGTCGTGAGCTACCATGCCGACTGACGAGGACCCCTACACCGTCCAGCCCGGCGTCGAGCCGCAGTCCCCGCTGCAGCGCCCCACAGGTCGGGGCCGCCCTCCCAAGTACCCCTTCCGCCAACTCGAGCGCGTCGGGGACCACTTTCTCGCCGTCGGGGCGTCTCGTCCGAAGATGCAGGCGACGGGGTGCAACTTCCTGACGAAGTCGGGGCTGCGCGGCACGTTGGAGTTCGCCTACGTACGCGTCAGGCGGGGCGTGCTGGTGATAGTCGTCGAGACCACCGACGACACGTCGAGATACGAGGCGGACGCCGCCGAGGAGGACAGGTGAGACGCGACCCAGACGACCTCCCTGACCCGATCACGCCCGTGTGGCGCCTGCTCGTGTCCCTCGTCTTGGCGGTCGTCTTGAACTTGCATCCAGACGGAGCCGACTTCGGCAATGTCGCGGTCGCGCTCGTGTCGCTGCACTTCGGGCTGGGCTTCGTCCTCAGCTTCGACGACTACGTCAGGGACGCCCTGGGCCAGTCGTGGTGACGTGCGCCCTGCTGTACGGCGCGCTGGGCTGGCTGCTCTGCGCGGCGGTGTTGTTCGCGGTCCTGTGGGCCGCTCGCTGTCTTAGAGAGGAGGACGTTCCCGTGACCAAGAGGACCGAGAGACTCATAGCCGAGATCATGTCGTGGGGCGACGACGACCTCGTCCTGCTCCGCCACTACTACCCTGCCGAGGTCGAGAGGTTGGCGGCGCTGCTCAGGGACGGGCCCGCGCCGCTGTCTCCACGGCCCGAGGATTCAGACCCGGCCGCCGGCATGGACGACACCAGGGTCACCACCCCGGGACCGAGGACCCCGACCGACGACACGTCGGAGTCTCAGACACGTGATCTGGTCTGGAAGTTCGCGGAGAGCTTCGGAGCCCTGGGGCCGCTCAGCGCGTCCCTCACGCTCGACGGCGTCATGGAGAGGGTCGTCGCGCTGCTCAGGTCCCGAGACCCTGTCGTCTCAGACCGCCAGGTCGACCTCCTCGCCCACGACGTCTGCCGCTCAGTCCTGGAGTCGAGGGAGCACGACCTGGCCTCGGAGAAACTGAAGGACCGGCAGACGTCATACATGACCGCTACCGAGATCGTCAGTCTCGCCCGCCAGGCCGCCGCGACTGCTGCCAAGGAGACCGTCCTCAAGTGGCGCCAGAACCTCACGACGGCCTGGTCGCCTCTGAACTTAGACGGCAAGAAGACCGACACCGTCGTCGAGGGCCCCGCCCCGCTCTCCGAGCTGCGACAGGACTCCGCCCCGATGCTCCAGCTCCGTCGCGACGTCAAGTGGCTCGAGGACCGAGGACACCTCGGGGTCACGAATATATCGAACGACGCCGTCGCTGAGATGGTCGGCCTCACCACGAGAGAGTTCTTCGACCTCACCCTCAAGACACGCCAGAGGTTCGAGAACCGCGCCTACACAGCGCTGCGCGCGCTCAACGGAGGTGCACGATGAGGACCACGTTCCTGTTGCGAGACGGCCTGAGCCAGCTCGTCCTACACCCCGAGAACAAGCTCGAGAGGACGCTCCTCGACCTGCTCCACGACGGCGGCCTCTCCGTCGACGCGCACAGGGCCCAGTTCGCCGAGACGCAAGGAGGCTACGTCCGGCAGTTCGGCCTCGGCGGGCACTCCTTCGTCGGGTCTGACCACCTGCCCGACACCGTCCTGGTGATGCGGCCCGCGGA